TTTGGGGCCTCTACATTCTGAGGCTGGGCCTTCATAGCTTCTGCAACGTGAGTTGGCAGTATTAAACTACTCATCCTTGTCTTCCTGTTTAAGCAGAGAGCGTATTACGTATTCGGCTTCCACCCAGACTTCGTACTTTGCACGAAGCTGCTTGTATGCCACGAAATCAGGAACCGCGCCCTCTGTGATCGCTTCCCTGATAACTTCTTTTCTGTCAGCAAATGTCCTTAGAACCCTGTCAGCAAAGAACAGACTATCCACATGATCTCCTTATCCAATCGGTGTTGAGTTATGGATCATCGCATCCTTCTTCTGGCTACCTGCGGAGGAGCCAAAGAAGAACGCCATAATTCCGGTCCAAGCCGCGCTCAGTGTACCAAACATCATTAAAAGCACGTCGCCGCCTTTTTCTGGCAGACCGTAAACCAGAATGTACAGCAGTATCCCAAAAAAACCGAAGGTCACCCCAATGGCAAGCACCCGTGGGAGCCAGTCCTTTGTTTCCTTCTGCATGTCACGGGCTGATTTCCTGTCATCGACAGCAATCCTCTCCAGATCAATGTCCAGACTTCTCATCTGAACCTTGAAGTCCGCATCCACCTTCTTTACAGCGGCAAGCTGTTCCGGTGTTGCCGTAGACAAGGCTGTTGCAATGTCACTGTCATTACCGTCGGGATGACCAAGAAGAACTTCTGACAGGGCTTTGACAGCAACGCCAGCAAGGGGTCCGCCCAAGGCTGTTGCCAGAGTTGGCGCGACAGACCCGATCAAAGGGCCGAATGTTTTAAGAAGATCCATCTTTATCTCCAGTGGATTTAGAACCTAACATGATCCCTGACAGAGTTCCTGTCAGAAACGTAGCAATCGGAGCAATCAACTTGAAGAACTCCGCATCATTCGGTGCCTGTCCATCTATCGGTTGGACTACAAATATTAGACTATATAAGACAGCAAAGACAGTTCCTGTCAGTGTAAGACATAGGGATATCCCAATGATAAACTGCAAAAGAGCGTGTAGTTCGTCCTCTTTAATTCTCATCGCGCCACGGCTCCGCACGGGTTTTGTTTTAGGGTGTCTGCGGAACAGGTTCCAGAAGCGGTGCAGATAGGAGGGTTGCACTCAGCCGCGTCCCAGTTCTTAGGGTCTTGGCACGGATACCTGTACCGATCCTCACATCCTGTCAGAACAATCATCATGGCTACCAGAAAGTACTTCATTTGTGTGTGAACACGACCATTCCGATGCCTACGCATACGGAGAACAGAATAACGGCACCGATGAGCCAAAGACCCATGATCAGATCCTTCCGGTTTTCTTCGGCTTCACGCTGCGCGGCTGCGGCTTCGCGGGCTGCCTGTTTACGCATCTCCGTTACCTCTTTTTGAATAGACGCCCATGCTGCAACTCCGTATGCGCCTACAAATAAGTTGCGAGTATCCAACTGAAGTTTTTGGGCCTTCTGCTTCAGCGTATAGAGTTTGATAGCTTCGGCCTCAAACTCAGCTTGCGACTGAAATAGTTTTTTCTTACGCTTACCGGACGTTAGCTGAGTAATTTGGGCAATGCGCCCAAACAAACTACCCACCTTTTCGGCAACGTCCAGCATCTCATGACCAGAGTCCACGGCACCTTTAATGCCGTTGTACAACGCCGTGGCTCCAGCAATGAGAGTAAAAGGGTCCATATTAGCTGACAGTGTACTTTTGAGGGCGGAGCATTGCACCAAAGCCACGGGCAGTCTGTTCACCCTTCGGTGCTGGCGGAACTCCGACGGCAGAGCCGTTCTTCAAAGGGATTGTCCCCTGATTAACGATTGACTGCGATGTCTCAATGGATGGTGTCTTAGTGGCAGCGCGTGGAATTGGGTACTTCATGATAGTCTCCTGTTAACCTAGACGTTGATAAGGGGTAGCGTAGGCAGCACCGGGGACACCCGAAACAGGAGGTGCTGGTGCAGTTGATGGATCAGTCGGGGCGTATGCCTGTCCAAGGTTTGCAAAATCCATTGGCGGTCTTGGTGCAAAAGGTCTTGAGAAATCAAACCCCTGAGTAGCTACCGTTGGCGTTCCAGTATACCTCTGCGGCGTAAAAGATGGAGCAACCGGCGGGACGACGGGTGGCACAACGGGTGAGACGACAGGTGGGGGAGTTGCAGAAGCCCCTGTGGGCGGCAGATTTACAGCAATGTCCCTTCCGCCATATTGCTCGTTATACTGCTCCCTAGTTAAATCTCCACCGGGGCCAAAACCCGTAGGAACAAATGGGTCCGCTACTATGGGTTGCATTGCAGTGCTTGTCTCGCCGCCAAACAAAGACGTGATGCCTTTCCCAGCATCCGAGAAACCTTTTCCAAGATCCGAAACGGCCTCGCCAAACTTGTCTCCCAGACTTTTAGAGTAGTAATCAACCTGCGGACCTTGACCGTAGTCCACGATCCGGCTTTTGACTTTAGAAAGATCCCCGCCAGCAAATAGGACAGCATATTCCTGTTTTGTTAGACCACCCGCCAACTTACCTTGGTCCTCAAGTGCCGTTATCTGAGATGTGCTATCAAAAAGAGAATTAAAGTCTCCTATTAGCTTATCATAGAAGGGTTTTTCTGCCTCCGGGGCCTTGGGCTTATAATCTTCGCTGCCTCCTAAAACTTTTGCTAATTTGTTAGGCCCATCCTCCTCCTGTCTAACAGGCGGCAACGGCCCATTAGACGGTACAAAACTAGATTGCGAATTAAAACCACGCGGGTCGTAAAAATATTTAGATTCAGATTCAGAAGAAACAGGAGCAGTTTGCGGAGTATAGGGGCTTCCCTCCAAATCAGGTGAAACTTGGTATGAAGATTTGATGCTTGTTTCAGGTCTTAAATATCCATTACCCTTTATTGATCCTAGTGCAGTGTTTGGATTGTATCTTGAAGTTTCGTCAAAAGAGCCCATAAAATTACTTACAGACTTATAACCTGATCTCAATGCATCCACTGCTTGTTCAGTCAATGTTTTTTGCACTTGAGTTTCAGGAGTCATATAGTTTCTGATATCAGGAGTTTTAATATTGCTCATTGCCATCTGTTGATAGGCTTTGGTTAAGTTTTCTTGCTCCATAGCAAGCTGCCGGACTCTTTGAGCTTCCTGATCTCTTTCTAATTTAAGTTCCTGTTGCCGCTCCTGCTCCCGCTCCTGCTCCTGCTCCATAGCAAGCTGCCGGACTCTTTGAGCTTCCTGATCTCTTTCTAATTTAAGTTCCTGTTGCCGTGCAGCGTCGGATTCTGCTTTTTGCTGTTGTGGTGTTGGGACAATAAATTTGCCAACTGGTAAAATATTACCACCGTTACCAAACAAGGATAGCAAACCTTGTTCTTTCGCCTCCTTAGCACGACGTTCTTCTCCAGACTTGGCAGCGGCGTCTTCTCTAGCCTTTTGATCAGCAGCTTCCTTGGCTGCTCCGCCTCCACGGTTGTCACTATTTCCACCACCGCCACCAGTGCTTACAGTTTGACCTTTTGACGGGGCGTCTTGCCTGTCTCTACCGCCGCCTTTATCACTGACGCCAGATGTTCGGCCTCGGCCTCGGTCATCATCCATTGGCATGATCGTAACCCCTTACTGTCTAGCGCGTTCGAGTGAGACATTTGCACGTAACTGTGCCACATCTTCCATGGATTGCAATCTCTCGCGGTCCAAAGCGTCCTTCTTAGCCAGCTTCTGCTGGTCAAATGCCAGACGCGCCTGACTTTCCTGACCCTTCTGCTGCAATTCCTGACCCTTAAGCTGCAAATTCTGCTGCTGGATCTCAATCAATGGGTCTACGCCCTGTGGTGGCGGAGGAACAAGCTGTTGCAGCAACTGACCCATCATCTTTGCTTCTTCTTGAGCAATCTCCGCAGCCATCTGAACAGGGTCAAGATTAGGCATGTTCATGCCCATTTCCTGTTGCATCTTCAACACAACAATTTGTTGTGACGCCAAAGAAGCGTGTTCCAAGATGTGTGACAGCAAAACGCCGTACACAGCAGGGGATGTTTGCATGATCGGCATCTGAATAAAGGCAATATGTGTCTTCATATGCTCAATATGGTCCTGATCAGGGAACGCCTTCAAAGGATTGCCGCCAGATGGGATCACCAACGACCGAGCATTCTCCAAAAGAGCGTCTTCAGGCTGCGGTGGAGGGGGAGGAGGTAGTACAAGATCAATGTCTTGTACTCCGAGGGCCGAGTACATCCGTCGGTACGCCTCGTAAAGGTTGTGCATCTGCGGTGCAGCCTGAGCCAACTGCAACTGCTGTTGTGCAAGCGATATTCGCTGCGTCATTGAGAAGATATTCGGGTCGCTGACAGGAACTACGTCCACCCGACCGTCAAAATCAGCAGCCATAATCGTCTGTTCACCGCCGATTACCTCATATGGGTACTCAGGTGGCAGTGAATCAGCAAAAACCTGCGCCAGCAGCTTCAATTCCTGCATCTGGGCGTTGTGCAACCGCTTGTGAACAGCAGAAATGACCCTCGAACCACGCTCCAGCAACGCAATCGTCGTCCCAACGGGCATTTCTTGGTTGGAATCACCCATTCCAAGGTCCGTGGTCCCCACAAACTTCTGCGCGGCGTCAATACAGAAGCCCAAAAGCTGCATAAGTACCGCAGACGGCTCCTTATACGGCAAAGGCATCAACCCTTCACGCAATGCACCACCCGGAGCATCGACATCTCGCCACTCTCCGGGCTGAATCGGACTTTGGTCCTCCATTCGGAGGCCCCTTGTCTTAAACCCACCCGGCAAATTGGAAAGTGTCCCTGCGTCAATCAACTGGCGGAGGATGGAGGTCGAAGATCGTGACAGATTACCTAGAAGGTGAACCAGCCCAAAGCCATAAAACCCTAGCCCCGGCAAGAACTTATAGTGAACAAAGTACTGACGCTTCTTTTTCTTCGGATCGTCTTCACGGTAATTGCGACGGATGGACAAAATCTCCATCGAGTCTGGATCAAACGTAACAATGTACGGCAGTTTAATGCCAGTCTCTTCTCCGTCCTCGTCCGTGTCTTCAAAACCCTCTATGTCAAGATTGCAGTGGCACTCATACAAGGCGTACTCTTCGCTGTCGCCCGTAGGTTCCCTGCCAGAAATATCGTCCAGCCGTTCTTGGATCTGGTCGCGCTCGGTCTCCGCTGGTTCTCCGAGGTCCACGTCCCGATAAAATCCGCTCACCTGCTGCTTGCGGAGTTCGTTCTTGCTCATACGTAATACGTGTGTAACGCGCTCCGCCGTCAGTAGATCCCGTGCCAAATATGGCACAATCAAATCCTTCGGCAAAATGTACGGGCTTGTCGCCCTTTCCAGAGATGTGTCGTAATACACCTTCTTGAAGGTACTACCGCCGTAGCCAACATAGAACAGCATCTGATCAAAGTCAGGGTCATACTCTTCCATGACCTGCGTGATCTGGTAATTCATGTACGCCTTGACGCGCTCCGCCTGTGCTTCACGCTCAGGTGTCACCTTTCCGATTATCGCCGCCCTCGCAGGGCCGCCCGGTGGCAGCAGTTCCTTGTACGACTGTGCTTGGAACTGTGTCACAGCCTCGTTCAGAATAGGGTGGGTCACGCCGGAGGCACCTTCAAAAGGTTCCGAACGCTCCTCAAAGGTCAGACCAAGGAGGACCATTCCCTCTTCATAGACCTTCTTCCACTCTTCACGGCTGCTGTCGTCATTGTTAATCAGGTCTACCAGATCCAAGGCAATCGTCTTCATGACCTTCTCGTCAAGGACCTCGGCCAGATTTGCTTGGAACTCGATCTCTTCGACCTCGGCCTCTTCTTCTCAAACCGGCTTCATCGTCGATCTCGGGAAGGCCATCAATGTCCTCGTCGTCCATCATATCGTCAACTGGACCACCGAGAGGTGTACCGATATTGTTATATGGCTGCATAGACATCAGTAATAAACCCTTTTCCCAACCCGCTCTTCTCTCACCGTCTCGTAATCATCGGGATGTGAAAGAAAGCCGCCTTGCCTGAAACGCATTAACGCCTGTGTCGCCGCATCGCAATGGTCATCATGCTCGCCAAATGGAAAAGTAGCCATCTCTTCGATGACTTCTTCCGCCCAGCTTGTTTCAGGATACCACACTAATCCTGCCTCGAACAGAGGCGCGACAGAATTCATTCGGCTGAATTTATCGTTGCCACGACTTGGCGTGAAATTTACAACAGGGATACCAGACGCTCGCAATTCCTGTGTCAACGGCATACCCGCAGCCTTCGCTTCCACAAGGATTACCTCTGGCTCCCAGTACTTGTACTCCTCAAACGCAATCCTCTTCAGGTCAGGAAACTCCCACCGACCCTTCTTCGCATCCATCAGGATCACGTTCGGAGGGCTGTCCTCCTTCGGGTAAAACACACCCCACGTATGGATCGCTGTAAAGTCAGCCGTCTGCGTCTTCAAATACGCCGTGTCATACGACTGCATGACATAATGCAAACGAGGGATCTTCTCATGCTCCCAAGGCTGCCACCACTCACGCTTGATAATGGACGAACCGTCGGAGGACGGTTGTTGAAGGTACTGTGCATTCCATTGCTGTAACGGGATCGAAGCCTTGATCTTCTCAAGTTCTTCCAAACTCCAGTACTCGGGCCACAAAGCATTGCCACTGTCCAAGATCGCAGGAAATTCGACCACCTCCCACTGATCAGCCTTCGGGTCCATCGCCGACTGCTTTAACAAACGTGCCGTCAAATCCTTCTCACCCCAGCGGGTCATTACCAGAATAATCGTACCACCCGGCTGCAAACGCTGTCGTGGACCCGATGTGTACCAGTCCCACGCATTTTCAAGAGCAGTAGGTGACATCGCATCCTGCTCAGAATGAGGATCATCCACGATGAAAAGATCAGCACCGCGACCCGCAATCGACCCGCCAACACCAGCCGCATAATACTCCCCACCATCGTCCGTCTCCCAGCGATACGCCGCCTTACTGTCAGACCGTAACTTGACATCAAAGATGCCTTGGTAATCCGGCATCTCCATAAGGTTCTTCACCTTCCGTCCAAACCTGACAGAAAGATCCGCAGTATGGGTCGCTTGCATAATCTTGAGATCAGGCCGCCTACCGATCATCCACGCCGGAAACAAAAAGCTGGCAAACTCGGATTTCGTATGTCTCGGCGGCATGTTGATAATCAACCGCTTCAACTCCCCCCTCGCAACTCGCTCTAGCTTATCTGCAACAATCTTGTGATGACGACCTGCAATAAAGGCGGGCCACATCTGTCTTACAAAATCCAAGAAGGAATCCTTCGCCTTCTTTTGAAGTTCTAATTTGGCAGCACGACTCATTAACTGGGCGTACTTCTTTAAAGCATCGTCCGGAATAGCACTCGGTGCTTTTAACAATCGTTGTCTCCAATGTCAGAGGATGGAGGAAGGTGTTACCAGTTCCGCCGATTCTTGTTGTTCTCATACGCATATTGCTGCGCCAACAACTCAAGGCGGTTCAAATACTCAGGGTTGTTTGCAAGATATTTGGAACCGCTTTCCACCAAAGTACTATTATGGCGACCCTGAGTTTCAATATCTCCGTAATACTTCTGCATCAAGGCACGAACAATATCTTCCTGCTCGCCACTGCCCGCACGTTTAAGATCCTCGTTTAGTGTGGGGATGCCACCCTTTTCACGAACAAGAGTAGCGTCCTCTTGGTCCTTCTTCCGAATCAACTGCTCAATACCACGGTGCATTGATTCATGTGTCATAGTAGACGGGTCGGTGTCCTGTGACCGCAGGACCATTGTCATGTCTATGTCCTTCTCCCTCTTGCCTTCTTCAGTAAGAGTGTGAGGGCGGTATTTTCCAGCAGTGTCATATCTTATGTTTTCAGGGTTATCAGAGGAAACAATCGCTCTCGAAGGATCAAACCCTGACGCAGCTATCGCAGACCTCTGAGATGCAATGTATGACCTCATCATATAATCACGACGATCAGGATCTGATTCCGCCCGCACCTGTTGCAAAACCTTGTTGTGATCATCTCCGCCCTTCATGTTATTAAACAAGCGAACAATGTCCTTGCTTGACATGGTTGGGGTCAGCGACTCAATTCCAAGCTGTCTTGCAGAGTTGTCCCCATATGTTGAGTCGTACTTGTCAGCCATGCGAACGTCTTCAGACGACGGATAGTCCGTACGGGGCTCAACCTCCTTGCTTCCAAAAAGAAAATCCAGAATGCCAGCCATGGTTTACTTCTTTCCGCAATTTACCGGACGGGAATAAATATGGGTCATTTCTTCTTGTTCCACCCGCGATTTACCGAGCGGGGCATAACACGGAGATTACCCGGGGTGTTGCTGCCGCCCGAGCGCATGGGCTTGATGTGGTCTATATCTTTTCCGTCGCCCTTTTGCACCAAGCCCGCCTTCTTAAATTTTGTACGGGCCTGATTTCTAAGTGTACGTTTCTTCACGTTCTCTGGTTCAGCGTCATACCCACGGATCATCTTCCGGACCTGCGAAGGTGTGCGGTGAGATGAGGGATCTCTGACTTCCTTTTTGGCCATGCCAGAATTCCTGAAATTTTTATAGTATAGGGGGGTACTGGGACTCCCGACCTCTTTTATATGAAAAGGGGGGTCGGTGCAAGGAGGCGCGTTTCCAATAGGGGCCGGTTTTTGGATATTTTACAAAATGATAATCGTATGTGCAAAATCGTAATATACGTGTGTGTGCGCGCGGCGGGGGTCGCAGCAGGGGGGTCGGGGGTCGGAGATCGAAGGTCGAAGGCAATCCGGTTTTCGGCCAAGGGACCCGTTCGGGCGCGTGACAGCGCAACAGATCGCGCGTGACAGATCGCGCGTGACAGATCGCGCGTGACAGATCGCGCGTGACAGATCGCGCGTGACAGATCGCGCCGGACCGTCAAAAGATTGTCGATAATAATTGACGATTTTTGTTGTAATCACCCTTTGAAACGTGTCATAGTAACGGCACCCGAGCTATGCGCTCGGTCAACCGCCGATAGAAAGGGCACCAGATGATTACTCTAAGCATCACCGAACGAGCCGCAGTTAGGGCCGCGATCCAGTCCCACCCCGACTGGAAAGCATATCGACAGGCGAATGGCATTGACGCTTCCGCGCTTGGAACAGCGGGATGCATCCGCGCCGCCGCCGCCTTGAACATCGACATCCCCGCAACGATTGCTCACCTCACCAGAAAGACCGCCGACATGACAGACGCCGCCCCTACCTTGGGAATTGATATTCCTTACGCCACCGCGCCGACCGCTGCGCTCGACATTCCCGCTGCCGATCCCGTCGACTTTTTGAACATCAACAACTCGATGACAGGTTTTGAACCCGCAACGATCAAACAACTTGATAGCATCGCCACCGCTATTGGACATGGCCCAATCTTCTCAACTCTCATTCAGACCGCCACCACCTACCGCGATGAGTACTTAAAAGAGCGCGACCGGAAAGCCGCCACCGCAACGCTTGCCATTGCCGCCGGACAGACCGCCGCCGGATTTATCCCGCCGTCATGGAGCAAACAATTTTTGACAATGGTATCCCTTGGCAAAATCGTTGCCCTCACCGGACCGTCCGGCAATGGCAAGACGACATCCGCCAAAGCATTATTGGAACAAACCGACTGGCAAGTGATTGAGGCAGATTGCACACAAGACACCACCGCCGCCGATCTGATCGGGCGAAAGACAATAACAGCGGACAGCGGACAGACCGCCGTCACCTATGAGGACGGCCCAGTTGCGCGCGCCTTTTCCGCCGACAGAAAAACCGCCGTCCTCTTAAATGAATGGGACAGCATAGACCCACGCGCCGCAATGGCGTTCCAGTCCGCTTTTGAACCCGCCCAAAACGGAAGCCGCCGCATCACCTTGCCAGAAACTGGCAGACAGATTGAGAGCCGTGCGAATGTGATTTTTGTTCTCACGATGAACACCTTGGGCAATGGAGCATCCCGCCAGTTTCAAGGTCGCAACGCCCTTGACGGCGCGAACCGTGACAGAGTGGAAATCATCCAGACCGCTTATGAGCATGACGCCGAACGCTTGATCGCGCATGGATACCAGAAAGAAACCGCCGACTATCTGGCAGATTGGGCAAAGGAAATCCGCGCAAAAATCGACAGCCAGAACTTGCGCTGTTTTGTTTCCCTTCGCCGATTGATCACCGCCGCCGACTTGATCGACCGCGCCGGACTGTCACGGAGCCGCGCAACGAAACTTGCATTCTTCGACCGCCTCGAGGCTTCCGAACTTGCCGCGATTTCCTAAAACCGCAGATCGCACCCCACTTTGGAACAAGAGCAGAACAGAAAGCCAAAATTATGAACCTAGTTTCACCAATCAAAAAACTATCAGACGGCAGAGCGATAGTTGAAATCGACTACAGCCTAGCCGCAACTTTCAACGATGCACCAACTGAAGAATTCCGATCCGGCAAGCGCGGTCAACAATACGAAAACCACCGCATCGCCGCCGCGACCGCAACAATCCCCGCCGCAACCCGCAACCGCGCCGAACAGCTTTCCCGAGGACTGGCAGACGACTTCCAAACCTACCGCCGCGACTGGACCACGTTTCAGGATAGCGGCAGACTTGATAGCCGCGCCTTTGTCCGCGCCCTTGAAGCCGGAATGACAGGACGTGACCCGCAAGAGACGCGCCCTTTCAAACGCTTGACCACCGTTGCAAAAAACGATCCGCCGACGATTGCAATCGTTGCCGACTATGCTTGGAGCCTTCGGAGCGACGACAGCACATATGAGGCGCGAGTGGGAACGCTTGCATGTTCGATACTTTGGGCATGCGAGACCGCCGACTTGCCATGCACCTTTGCCGCTGTTCGTGGAGATTGGAACGGTCAATTCCACGGATCGCGCACCGAACGGAAAAGCCTGATAGCCGTACTCGCACAACCAAGCCGCCCTTTGACCGCCGCCGCTTACGCCGCCGCTGTCGGACAGCAAGGACAGGATGCGTTCATTTATGCGGCTTGCTATGCGGGAACATTGCCAAGCGCGCTTAGTGGAAAGAACGGTTCACCTGACGGGATTTCAATTTTCGGTTCGACAAGCGGAGCCGGAGGCATTGCATGGGCGCGTGAGATTGTCGGCGCGTCCTTCATCATTGCGATTGGCAACTTTGAACACAAAGAACGCCAAGACGCCGACATCCTTCTTCGCCCGAACGCCAAGCCCGAAGATGCTATCGCACAAATCCGCGCCGCCCTTCAAATCCGAAAGGCGGCTTGAATGTTCGAGATCAAACCAGACGGCCCCGCCGCCCTTGTCGTCCTGAAGCATGGCAACCTTGCCGGACACATTCTTCGGACACGCCGGACCGCCGCCCGATGGAAGGCTTGCACGGTATCCGGACACCTTGCCTATTTCACGACCTTAGCCGCCGCCGCCGACTTTATCAAATCAAACGCGCCGCCGACCTAGCCGACCACCACCACGCAAGATCAAAAACCCGCCCGATCATCCGGCGGGTTTTTTTCTGTCACCACCACGTCAAACCCCAGCGCGTGACAGACCGCCAGAACCGTGGACAGCGTGACAGATTTTTGGCCGACATCTGTCAGCGTAGCATGCGACAGACCAGCGCGCCGACAGACTTCGCGTTGCGATACGCCGACCTTTTCCCGCTCATCCCGCACCCACGGCCCGAAGTCCGAGGGGGTTATTAATTTACGCGCTGTCATTGTGTGCCTTCCTTGATCCGAGGTTGGTCGGATTCAACTCGCTCTTTGCATCTACTAAATCCATGTTCGAGCCTACGTGGTCCAATAACCTCTGCCAGTTGACAGGGTACGATAATATCAGGTCAGGTTTGACAGCGTTTCCAAGGTGTAATTCAAAGACTTTTGACGCTCCATATATTTTGCAGCATTGCAAGGAAGGGTGGCTTACCAAGTTAAATACGTTTGCAAAAATGCAAGCCCTTTTCATTTGCCATGCAATTTGTTGGGGTCTCCACAGTCCTTTGGTCTGATACCTGTTGGTTTTGCATACCTTAAGTTCAATCCAGAATTCACCCTTGTCCGTACAACCGTTCAAATCGGGAACTCCGCTCCCAACACGGGCTTCAATGCGCGTCCAATGGACCTTATCGGACGTGGCTTTCTTGATAGACTGCCAGATCGCGGTTTCAGTCTTCATCTCTTAAATCCATGTCCGAGCCCTCGGTCGTGTCATCCAGATCATCTTCAACAACAAGTGCTTTCATGTCGATAGTAGGCATCGTGGTATTTGCCAGAACAGGGAACTCAGCTTGGAGCCTTCGTATCTCTGACAGCACTTCGTCTCGCGACATCTGGTCGATTTTTCCAACAAGGATTTCCGATCTGGTAATGTACAGCCCCGCAGCCTGACCTCTGGCCTTCTCCGCCGCGACAGCAGCAGTGAAGTTCTTGCCATCCAGTGCCAAGTCCCTGATCTGGGCCATCCGCATTACATGGTTCTCAAAAGTCACCTCGTATTTCTGTGCCAGTTCTTCCTTGATCTCTTGCACACGCTTCAAAACAAGCGGAAACCTCTTGCCAGACATGAAGTGAGAGGCAGCATTGCCGGGGTCTTTGTATCCTGCCAGACGTGCAGCCTCGGTCTGCGTGACATCCTCGGTCGCATAAATCTTTGCAAACTTTTCCTGTCGGTCTGTCAGTCCGAGTTCCAGTCTTGGGGCAACAATCACCCTCAATGAGTTCGTAGGGACCTTATGAGTTTTCTTTCCACGGGGCATATCACGTCTCCTTGCCCTTATACCTAGTCAAGTTCTGTTGACACATCAAGACGGTCCAAACAGTTTCCCTATAAGAAAGCGACACTTATCAAGCTAAGTGATTGATAATATTGAGTATAGCCCTATATCCCCCGTTTGGAGATCGTTTTTCCAAAAATAATTCTACAACCGGAGCCCTCCGGAGTAAGTGATAAGTCATTGAATATATTGATATAACTGAAATAAAACTGTAAGTCATTGAATATATTGATATAATCCATATAGGGGTATTTTAAAAATAAAATATGCGAAAAAAACACGATTTTGCCCAAAAGTGCTGATATCGACTATATCAATATATTCAATGACTTACAATTATATCCCGACTATATCTCCCTTCCTTATAGAGAAACCCCTATATTTCTGGACCAAGGACGGAGGACGACCCTCCCCTGCCCACCACCCCACCCCTAAAATAATCCGTCAACCCCGCTTGACACCACTTCCCACACCTGTTACACCTATATCCACGGTCAGATGACCGCGAACCTTTATCACTGGAGAAAGTGTGATGACTGAAGATAGAATTTTCGAAGATTGCGCCCGTCTTGAGGATGAACTCAAACTTTGCCTGTTGTCTTATCTGGAAAAGAGCAAGACAGACAACGGCGAGAAACTCATTGTTGCCCAAGCGACTGTTCTCAGCTTCTACGTGACTCTGTTGACCAAGGCGGGGCATGACCCTGACGAAATCATGCAGATCACGAAGCAGGGCATCATGGCGGTACGCGAAGACCGCAAGAGGAGCGCGGCATGAAAATCTGTTTTGTGTGTTCCGTTTGTAATTCTCCCGAGGTAGTGGCGGACGCCTATGCCGAGTGGAATATGGAAACCCAAGCGTGGGAATTGCAGAATGTTTTATACAAAGGTGCCTATTGCAACGCCTGTGATGGCCCAACTTCTTTAGAAGAGGAAACGTGTGATGACTGAACGTGGCAACGAGAAATCAGCATTGGTCGGCGACACTAACGACCACTTTGTAAAAGTACGGGTGACAGGACATGTCACCTACCGCTTCCAGAACAACATGACCGAGGCCGAGTTTGAGAGTTGGGCGGAGGCCAACGTAGACCGTTTCGACCAAATGACAAATCGGTCTCTTGACCGCATCGACTACCACGTTGAAGAAATCGAAACCCGCCAACTAAAGCGCAAGCAAGCATAGAAAGGCCCCGTGTTATGGCAAAGTTTGCAACAGGCACCATTAACTACGAGTTTGACGACCTTCCGATCTACATCTTGAAGGCGGACGGCACGAAGCAGTACCGACTTGTGGAAGGGGAAGCCGAGATCAACTACTCAGCCTCCACCTACCAAGACGAGGCTTTGGGTGAAGCGTGGGAAATTGACTACACCATTGACGGTCTGTCCGACCTTTCCATGACCGATTACGCATTTGATCAGGTGGCGGACATAGTAGACCACCACCTCCCCCTTGTACTCGAAGCACTTGATCTCAAAACATTTGACATTGAGTGCCAGATTTTGGAAGAAATAGAAGATTGACACTGTGAAAGGACTACCAAAATGCACATCCTGAAAAAGATTACTCAAGACGAATATGACGGCTCTGATACCCCGACGAAAGAGTTTCTCAAGGAAGAGGTCGCCTTACAGGAAGACATTATCAATGAGTTTAGCAAGATCGCCAGTTTGATTGTCGAAGCGCATCCCGAGAACCACCCTCATCAGACAATGGCAAGCATTCTGTCAGCGGGGACGCAGTTTGTTATCAAGTCCGCGTACTTTGCAACCATTCCAAAAGAAGTCGTCCATCAGATGTGTGATCAGATCATCGAAGACACATACAAAAGCACGAAGGAGCGCGACGACCTCATTGAAAAGGTCAAAGCGCACATAGAGGAGATCGCAAAGAAAGCGACGAAGCATTGAAACGCTTCTGGCAGAGGACGGAGGTCAAAGGTCGGAGATCAATCAACCTCCCTCCTGTGACCATCCACTTATCCCTTCCCACCACCTCCCTTTACCTTTGCATCAACGACAAAGTAATTCTGTCATTAAAGAAAGAAATCCGATGACACTCCAGTTTAACACCAAGGAAGAATTAACCACCCACTACACCAGTCTTCGGATGAAGTTCCGAAACCCTCCCGAAATAGTCCGACCAATTCTAAGGGCCGTGGACAGCCCTCCACTCATTTCTGGTAGGGTAGGTGCTGACAGCCCCGTCTTGGATGACAGCGCACCCTCCCTGCTCGACCTAGAGATACGCCGCCGCCACGAACTCCTCGACGGTTGCGTTCTCTCCCGCCCTCGTAAACTTGTCGTGCTTCCTGTCTTGGAAGAGATCGGCATGGGATGGAAGCATTTGTTCAACGGAACGAGGAAGCCGGATATTGTCAGAAAGCGTTGGTTGGTATTCCGCGCACTCCGAGATGACGGCATGAGTTTACCGCAGATTGGTCGGGCTTGCGGTAACATGGACCATTCGACCGTTTTCCACGGCCTTAAGGGCTTAGAAAAAAGCCTATCCTGCTCTTAAGTCCACATTGTAACTGAAAAGGAAATTGAGATGAACATCGTAAATTTTATTGAGATACTTGGGAATTATAACAACCTCAAGGGTGAGGGTGTCACAATGGATATCACATTTGGTTCCAAGGAAGATGACACAATATCTGTGAGACATGGCTGGACTATTGAAATGATTTCGGTCTTTCCACATTTGAATATGGTCAAGGTTAAGTGTGACGACCGTCCGAGTGGAGGTACAGCCATAACTTGTTTCTTTGAGCCATCATCCATCACAAGCATCGTTATTAACGAGGACTGACACATGACACCGACAGAAAATATTCTAACGGAAAGACAAGAGACGCATGGCACCTATCAGGAAGTTGCCAGTATCGCGCAGATGTTCCGCGAGATCATGCGTGGAACTGACGGTTGGCAAAGGATGAATGACGCACAGCGTGAGGCGTTGGATTCCATGGCGTCAAAGTTTGGTCGCCTTGGTTCTGGCAACCCGCACTTCCGCGATCATTGGGACGATCTGGCAGGGTACGCTGCGCTTGCATCCATGCACTGCGATAGCAACAACTGTACGGTGCAACAGGACATCGCCAAGGTTGTCGAGCAGATCAATGTCGGAGGAGAGCCGACAGGTGTTGACGAGGACGGAGAGAGGTTTCCGGAAGTCGCAACGCTTCCGAAAACTGGCAAGAAGGGTTTCTTTAGTGCCAAGAAAGATGAGGGAGAAGCGTGATGATTTTAACAATAGATCATTTGATCCAAGAACTTCAAAAGATTGGAAATCAAACAGCAGAGGTCTATCTGTATCATTGGAGTTCAGAACGGTTTTATATCTCCGAAATAGCTGAGGATGAAGGCATGATCGAAGTTCATCTTCGTACGGATGATGATGATTACCGTACTCACTTGGAAGAAAAGGACGACTGACAATGGGACTCAAGAAATTTGAAGAGAGAAACAAGAAGATTGTTTCACGTAGAAAACACGGGGCTACTTACGCAAAAATAGCCAAAGAGTTTAACCTAAGCACCATTTATATTAAGGGTATCTGCGCCAAGGCACAACGTATGGAAGACAAGAGGGTAGTGCATGACGAGGTGGTGGATCAAGTAAGACAGGCGTTATTCAGAAGGGTTGACGATTTGGAGTGGTCGGTTCGCACAAGAAATTGTCTTATGAATAACGACATCATCCATATTGGTGACCTACTTCAACGATCAGAACCCGAACTACTGCTCCTTACAAACCTTGGTCGCGTATGTCTCGATGAAATCAAGGAACTTCTTGCGACGATGGGTCTTCTTCTTCCTGTGAAGGAGAGGACAAGATGGAGACACGGTGAGTTGATTACTTATTATGCTTGAGGATAGCACCATCTTCATGTTCTCGTTGGCGGCGGCGGTATTTATCACTGCCGTCGCCATCCTCATCCACTCAATCTGGAGATCATAGATGCCTGTCAACGAAGAAATCGGTGACCCAAGAAGTTTAATTTACTCTTTGGAAAATCTTGCGATTGATCCGTTTCAAAGGTTGGTGGACAAAGATGCGACTGCTTTTGTCAGAGATAAAATTCTATCTCACTTAGCACCCCGTCAGAGGCGTGTCCTTATATTACGATTTGGATTATCTGACGGGGGACAGGAGTTATCTGTCAGGGAATTAACGGAGATGTACGGAGTTACTCGCGAGAGAATTAGACAGATAATAAACTTTTCAATTCTTAAATTAGTTATGGTTATCGTAGGGAACAAAGATTATAGGGCCGCGTTAAATTCTTTTTATAATACAAACATAGAAGAACGAGACATTAAGTTATCCTATAAAAAATCAAACACGGCACATGCCTTGTGGCAACATACTGGATTAAATATTGAAAAAGAATACGAGCGTGACAATCATTGGAGAAAGTAAATGCCCGATATCACGATGTGCAATGGCGAGACATGCCCCCTGTCAGAAACCTGCTACCGCGCACCGCAGAGCGGCACTGTGCCGAACGGTCGCCACCAGTCGTGGTTCATGGAGGAGCCGTACTGGCGGGATGGCAGAGGTCCGACCGTCTGTGATTACTATTGGAAGATTGACCCGCCGAAGGAGGAAGAGTGATGACGGATATCGTTGAACGATTACGCAGTGTTGACATCAGTTGGAGCCAAGAGGCTGAATGGTGTGCCGAAGCCGCCTCCGAGATTGAGCAACTGAGGAAAGACAACGCCGAGATCAAGCGGTTGCGGGAAGCGTTGCGACTTGCACGTGATAGGGTTGAACCTTTGGCATCATTTCAGCAAAAGGATATCGGCTCATCCACTATCAGAGTTGGGGAAGAAACAAAATTTAGCCGCGATGCACGTAGCTTTAATGGAGAGAAGTAATGGATATCGTTGAAAGACTACGGGAGCACAATGAGCCGCCATTTGATTACATTGCCCATGAAGCCGCCAACGAGATTGAGCGGTTGCGGGAAGTATTAGGAATGTGGTTGCGCTATAGCAAATCTGATTATGATGACCACGCACAGATGATTATTGATTGGTCTGAAGCAGAGGCCGCCACAAAGGCCGCACTGAAGGAGAAAGAGTGATGTCTGGAATGCCATCAACCAAACGTGAAGGACAAACCATGCTGAATATGTGCATGGAACAATGCGAAGGCGTCTACTTAATGGATGAGATTGAGCGGTTGCGGGAAGCGTTGCGTTCTATTGCATCAAATACCTGTTGCGACAGATGCCAAGAAGCCGCTCTTGTTGCCCGTGCTGCGTTGAAGGAGAAAAAGTGATGGCTGAAGATATCATAGTAACGCTGAAGCGGAGCAACGACCTGCTGATGACATTTGGCAACGATTATTCTGATGTGTTTTTACCCGCGATTGATGAGATCGAGCAACTGAGGAAAGACAAACAACTAGGGCTTGAACTGATAGATGTTTTTATAAAAGAGATCAATCGGTTAAAGCATATGATCGCACAATACAAATTGTACGATGATGGCCCATATCTTGACGATAACGGTAACAACTTGGATGGAAATTGAGAGATGACATATGACAATAGCGGGATCATCAGCAAGAATGATCGCAAGGAAACTGACAAGCATCCAGACATATCTGGCAGCGCAACAGTAGACGGCGTGGAGTATTGGCTGTCAGGCTGGAAGAAAGAGAAGAACGGTCGGGGTTTCTATACCCTGTCGTTCAAACCAAAAGATGCGAGAACACCTGAACGTAAAGAACTTGATGACGAGATACCATTTTAACAAAAGGATGCGCGATATGAACGACGAAGACAAGATTGAGTTGGCTTTCTTAGCTTTCCACATGGACAACCCTCATGTGTATGAGGAGGTCAAGAAGATTGCATTGGACTTAAAGAAATCAGGCAGAGACTTTTATGGTATTGGAGCAATCTTTGAGATTATCCGGTATCACAGAGCCATGACGACGAATGATCCCAAATTCAAAATGAATCACAATTACAAAGCCTTATACAGTCGAATGCTTATGGAGAAGGAGCCCGAACTGACTGGTTTCTTTAAGATCAGACAACGCGGCGTGACAGAACAACAACACGGAGAAGAGTGATGTCGAAAGAGAAACGAGAACTTGCGCGGCTTGAGATATGTATGGCCTTTCAAAGGTCGGCGGACAACTTTTCCCGCGAGATTGAGGACCAAATTAGAACCATAAAATCTATCTCCGAGAAGAACACGATCCGGATGGAGGCACGGCGGAGAAAAAAGAAAGAAGCCGAAGAGGAAGCACTGCGTCTGGCACAGGAAGAAGCGGATATTGCTGCCAGAAAAACGAAAAGGACTAAATCTGACAAGACTTTTTTAGTTCCCGCAATTCCTTTGCCCGTTGTGGTCGAAAAGAAGGTTTACAACAAAGCACTTGTGGCGGAGTTTGAACCTTTTACCATTAAAAAAGGCCGCGATATAATTGAGGTCTCTATGAAACTGTCAACGATTGGTGAGTTGGAAGAGTTGCCAGATGTTATCCGCGTTTATGCGGGATATCTTGAGACTTTGATTAAGGAAGAGACGTTTAACTTGAACCCTTTGCCCGGATCAATGGAGACATTTGCGGCGGAGGTTGCCAGAAAAACCTTGGATCAAATACAAATTTGCAAGAGCCTTCTGCATATCTATCAAGGGCATCCAGACAATGCGATCAAGAGAGCGAAAGAACTTTTGAATTTTAAAAAAAGAACTGTAAAGAATGTGTCCATGGTGGTTGACAGTCACTATTGATCATGCGATAAGAGGTTATTGCTTAACGAAGAAAGGTAAGTGAAATGAGAGCCATCCTAATTGATCCGAACGAACAGTCCTTCACTGAAGTCGAGTACAACGGTGACTGGAAAACCATCGCGCCTCTTCTCGGGTGCGAGTTATTCACCGTCGTCTATACCGACTTTGGCGACATCTATGTTGATGACGAAGGTCTGTACAATACCGAGAACGCTTTCTTTGTTCTCGATAGCGTACCACAACCTCTTTGTGGTCGTGGTCTGGTATTCGGACCTGCCGATGACGAAGGCGACACAACCGCTGCAACGATCTCAATCGGAGACCTTGAGGAAAAGTTGTTCTTTATGTCGAGGTCGAAGGTTTACAAAATGTTTGCATGACGCTATCATGCGGTTCCTCCGACTTACCCTGCCAGTTTCCTCCCAGACTGGCAGGTTTTTTTATGGATTGATAAGATCAATACTGTAAATTGGGGTCCTGTCTCCGACGTAGGCTCCGAGGATATTGTAGTCGAAGAACTCGTATGCTTCTTCTCTGGTCATCCCGTCTCTTGCCATCAGAATGGTGATGATCTTTTCATGATCATAGATGAGTGACAAGTTATTCAAACTCATTCCAATTATCGCTTCATCAAACCCGTCCGCCTTGAGCGGCATGTCATCGGGGCCGCAGATGCTTTCAATCGCTTCTTCTAGTTCTGTCATTTCAGTCCTCCATTTTGGTAGTTGCCGTTCCCCATGATGGGCCGAGTTCTGCATCGACGACAGACGGGACGCGAAGCTGAACACAGTTCTCCATGATCTCCTTCGCCCGTCGTGCTGTCGCCATGTCAGGAATGTTCAAGGCCAACTCGTCGTGGATCTGGATCATTGGAAGGATGCCCTCATCTGCCAGATCCACCAGAGCCTTCTTCGTCTGATCCGCCGCCGAGCCTTGTATCAGGGAATTCAAAGCCTTGTATGTGAATGCTCGTTTGATGTGTGAGCCGTACTCTGCAAACGCTTCCTTGTGTGGCAGGGGTTTATGGACCCCGAAACTCGCAGGTTCCCATTTGTCAAATCGGCACTTGCGACCAAGCAGCGTTCTGATCGAACCACGCTTGGATGCTCTGTTGGATACTTCATCGGTCAACTGCTTGATGAAGGGAAGTTCTGCGTGGTATCTGGCAAAGAGTTCCTTGCCCTCTGACAGATTCAAACCGAGTTGCCCCGCCAGTTTTGTAACACCCATGCCGTAGAACAGACCGAGGTTGATGGTCTTTGCTTGCTTGCGGGGTACGCCCACGATGTCGGCGGCGATCTGGTGAAAGTCCGACCGAGCATCGTCAGCGTATTTATCCACGAAGTCCAACGCTCCGCTTAGAATGTTTCCATCGTGGTCGCGTGTTATAGACGCATAGTGGACGACGATCCGAGGTTCCTGTGAGGAGTAATCGAACGCACCCCACTGACAACCCTCTTCCGGTATGAAGAGGTTCCTGATCATAGGCCCGATGATTTCATCGCGTGAAGGTATCTGCTGCAAGTTCGGGTTCGAGTAGCTGAAGCGTCCCGTGATCGTCCCACCACCGTCCGACCGAAGCTGGTGGATGTCAGCATGAATTCTGCCGTTGGTCTGATGCTTCGAGATCGTTTCGATAAATGTCGTTCGAGCCTTGTTCAACTCACGCGCCTTGACGATCATGCGCGGCAACTCATGTGAGTGACCTGCGAGAAACTCCTTCGTGAAGCTGGGGGCCTTTGTGCCATCTGTCACGGGATATTCCAGACCCGCAGCATCAAAGACTTTTGCAACCGATGCTGCCGCCCAGATGTCGGGGCTGTGACCGTAGTCGTCCTTGATCTTCTTTAGGAGTGCGCTTTCTTGCTGCTTCAATCCCTGCTGCGCCTGTTCAGCAGCGTCCATGTTCACACGAACGCCGCGTGTCCGCATATCAATGACGGTTCGCAACACGCGCAGTTCAAGTTCAAAGATGTCGGAGACCTCTTCCTTTTCAATCAAACCGCTCAGAAGTTCCCACAACTTCAATGTCAGAAGAGCGTCCTGCTCTGCATACGGCCCGACATAGTGAGGAGGGAGTTTGTACATCTCCGCCTTCGCGTCAACGCCCCACTCGTTTGCAGCGTTGTACAGGAGTTTCTCGTCTTTCTTGACTGACAGATAGTCCTTGCCAAGATTGTTAAGGGAATAACTGAAGCGGTTCTCGTCGATCAAAGCCGCCGCGACCATCGTGTCAATGATGCGACCCTTTACCTCGACGCCTTCGGCGCGAAGCCAACCCACGTCGTACATAGCATTGTGAAAAACGTATGTCTTGTTAACATCTGAACACAAGTCCTGCACCCAACGCATAACTCGCTTGGGGTCCATGTTCCCGCCATTCAAATGTCGGATGGGAAAGTACCATGCTCGACCAGATGCTGCGACGGCAACACCGATGATGTTGCCGTTTCTGGTAGGCCACCCGCTTCCAAGGGTTTTTAGGTCAGGGTCGCGGGTCTCAAGATCAATGGCGATCTCGGGTTCATTGGAAAGATTTGGAAATCCGTCCGGACATACCCACTCCGACGCTGTTTGAAACATTGGTAGCTGCATTTTTTTCTACTCTCATCGACTTTCCACACAAACACCTTGGCCATTTCCTGCGTATCGCATGAAAGGTGATGTTCGATGCTGGCTTTCCACAACCACACTTGGCCACCAGTCTGATATCTTCCATTGAAGTAGCCTTTACTCAGTTATGTTAAAACCGCGTGACATCATTGGATGTATCAAATGGAGACTGCTCTTTGCTCGCGTAACCCCGACGTAGAACACTCTCACCTCGTCATCCTCTTCGTAGGACGTGCTGCGCCACATGCCCTGATTTTTCCTGACACCATCTGTCAGCAGCATCACGTTGTCCGCCTCTGTCCCCTTCGACCCGTGGATCGTCGAGATTGTTATGCGAGGCTTGCTCTTGAAATCCTCTCCGTTGCGGAGACATGATTTCAGGTAACGACGATCTTCGTCAGATATCTTTCCAAGCGTCTCGGACCAAGGCTTCTTGTGCAAAAGACCGTGGTCGGAGGTCAGATCACCGATGGTCAATAATTTGTTGTCAGGAACATCCGGCAACGTCTTGTGACCATAGGCTACATCCTCGTTTATTACCATGTACTTGTAGACGTTTCGCACGGCCTTCGCTGGTACAACCCTGTTATCTCTTAGGATTTCCCAATCTTTCACGGCATTGATAACATCGGTCCCAAGTTCCTGCCCCGCATCATACGAGTAAAGAAAACCGCGCTGGCGTACTTCCTGTTCGATCTGTGTAGCACCGCGTCGTGTGCGTGACAGAAGGAGCCACTCACCTCTGGTCAGGTCAACCTCTTCGCTGTGGCGATACCACGATACCGTTCCGTCCTCCGACCGAGGTTGGAAGTCCTTCTTCCTGCGGTTGCTGATCCTGCTGATCAGGTTCTGGCTCAGAGCGTGATGCGATACTGGCATCCGGTAACTCTGTGTGAGGACCTCGACGTTCCCTGCAAGCGTGATGAAATGATCCACGTCCGCGCCAGCCCACCGATAGATCGCCTGATCGTCGTCACCTGCAACAAACACCTCCTTTGATTTATCGACGATCTTGTTCACCATCGTCCATTGCAGAGGTGACAGGTCTTGAGCCTCGTCGATGAAAACAACATCAAGGCTCGGTGCGAGGTCGCGTTCGATGAACATCTCCAATAGGTCGGTGAAGTCGAACAGGATATTGTCCTTCTTGTACTCTCTCAGACCACGGTCAACGTACTCGACGCGGCTCCAGTCAATCTTCCGTCCTGTTTCCGATCCATTGTAAATTTCCCGAAGCGGTCTTTGGGATATACGAGCCATGTGTATGACTTCCAGAAATCTGTCACCGAGGCCGAAGTCGATGAATGGACCGTTTGATAGTTGCTTCTCCACAAACCCGCCGATCTTCAGCCAGTCAGCAGCTTCCTTGTAATGCTTCCCTTGCATCATGGAGTTCTTGCCGAGTGACAGGCAGTAGTATGCAAGGCTGTGCAGCGTCCGAAAGAACGGGAGTTCCTTTTCTGACAGGCCAAAACGAATGACAGCGCGAAGAATTGCTTCCTGCGCTGCGTTCTTCGTGAACGAAAAATATCCAATTCGGTCGGGTGCTATCCCCTTTAATAAACTGTTTTCTACCAGATTTAGTAGTCTGGTAGTCTTCCCCGTTCCGGGCGGCCCAAGAATGATGTTCATCAGAACGGGCTCACATCTTTTGGTTTCGGGGGAAGTTTTAGCTTAGTCTCGGAGTGCAGTTGGTTGAAGAACGGTTGCGGAAAGAACCAGACATGCAAGCCCTTGCCGTTGACGCTCCAGAATATTTTCTTCCCATCAAGCTGGTTCAACCGAAGGCCGAGTTTGTTCGGGCTGTAGTGCAGGAAGTTGTTGACAGTCAGGTGCTTGTGTAAGTCCTTCGCTTGGAAGAAGACCTTGCCATCATGCCAAACGGCGATGCCCTGCAAGATGTCCTCTTTCTCTTCACCCTTTGCACGGTCACAGCAGAAGCTGACAAGCAAATCCTCGAACGCACCCTTGAACGTAGCGTCTGGTGCTACTTCCTCAACCGTGACAGCATCCAGAAGCATTTGCATTCTGCGCTGCCATGCTGGTGCGCCCATTGCTACAGGAAACTTGTTAATCTGCGCTACGCATTCTTTCTGAAACAACGTCTGCGATACAAGCGCGTCCGTGCTGAGTTCGACCCGATGCCCGTCTACGTTCAAGAGCCAGATCGGAGGATCACCGTTAATCTTTGTCAGACCTGACAGATCGTTTGACTTTCCGCCCGGCCCGATACCAAACTTCCGTGTCAGACAAAGTTCCTTGTTGCAAAAGCTGACAATCGGTTGGTCGTCGCACTTATAGAAATACTCTTTCTTCTGCAACTGCTTGATGATTACAGAAACCTCTTTCTCACCAAGGGGTGGCCTCATGTACTTTATATTGTACGTTTGAAGCATTTCCTCCCACTTCTCTTTATGCGCTTGTCTGGCATAGACACCGAGACTGAACAGGGCGTTGTTCCTGCCGCCTTCACCAAACCCCTGCGAACACAGATGCTGTAGGCATGGCGGTCCATGTGGGAGCAACTCCTCTACCTTGTCGCCTTCCGCCTTCCAGAGCATGAAGTCGTTCGGGGAAACGCGAAGACTGAACGCCAAGGCAAGAAACTCGGCTTCCTCCATGCTCTCGCCAGACTGGTCGAAGGCGTAGCGTGTTGTGTTCGCGCCGCTGAAGTACGGCATGTTGATGAAGTTACCCGTGTCCCCGCGCTCGACCAACAGCTTCGTCTGCTTCGGGAACACTTCTGATCCGGCATGACCGAGGAAGGAGGATATCTCTGTCAGCTTCGTGTGCAGATGCAACGCCGTGATCTCTTCCGTGAAGAAGAAATAGACGTGCGCTCCACCCGACTTGCTGCGACAGACGACTGCATCGAACCCGTGCTTCTTGAGTTTCAGTGACAGGTCTTTGTGATTAATGTTGTACGTGTCGATATCAATGGCACCCCAGTGACAGCAGTTGTTGTCCTTGATCGGGATGATGCCAAGACCGACCTCACCTGCAAGGTGCTTCGACCAATGGTCTAAGGTTGTCTTCTCTTGGATGACACGGGCAAACCCCTGCTTCTTGCCGTCGCGTTCTCTGTCAGTCGTGACATTGAACACGCCGTGAGCGCGGTCGTTACCCAAAAATAATTCAAAAAACTTGTCGGAGTTTGCAGAGTTCATTTCTACGCCTCTTACAGAAAAGGAAACGGTCGCCTCAATCAAGAGACGACCGCCGATAGGGTAGATTAGAAAGGAATGTCATCGTCGTGACGTGACGACCCACTCGTTGCTTTTGCAGGAGTATCGGCAACAGGCTTTACCTTGACATCACCCGCACCGACAGACTTGGCAAACTCAAGTCCCATCAAGAACAATTCCCGATCTTCCGGCTTATTCTCCGGATCAAGAATATACTGCTTCGAGATGTCCCACCCGAACCACGCGCCCTTGTCATTCTTCTCTTGAATGGACCGCATAGCCCAAACGTGAGACATAGCAGGAAGTATGTAGATGCTGCCATCCTCCCGCCGTGCTGTCATGGACTTCATCTGAGAAACCCATCTGCGAGCCTTCTTCAACTGCGTCGAAGTCATCGTAATCATGCAACGACTTGGACCATCTGGACCGAGGAGAAGGACGTAGAACTCCGCAGTATCTGTCAGAAGATTACCGTTTGGCAGGACCTCCTGTCCACGGTCATCCCGATATGTCGTACCGCGAATTGGGTCTTCGATATTATAGGTGGCAACAAATCCGCCACCCTTTTCACGGGGCTTCCACTCGACGAGTACACGACGGAAGTAACATGGAACGACCGTGACACCCTCGTCGCCATTGTACACGGCGTTCTCCACCGTGTTGTAGATCATACCTGCTTCGGCACCATCTACATAAGCACCATCCCGCTTGTTCACTTGTGGCGACAACTGTGCCAGAATGCGAAGGTAGGGGATAGAAAGGTCTTGCGTTGTAACATCCTCAAGACCCGCGTCAGCGTATGATGCAAAGAAGTCATCTATCATCACCACGCTTGATGCCGATTTTTTCACGGCAACATCTGTACCTTTAGCCATAGTTCACTTTCTCCTTATCTTAGCTTTTTCACCAACAAAAATACCGAACAGATCGGTTGGGATAGAACTTCCGGCCTCAATCTGTTCCTTAACAAACGCCTTCAGCGTCATAGGTTCAATCCAAACCTTGCGGCTTGCAACATAACCTTCCTCTTCCAGACGCTCGACAAGACTGTCTGCAAGACTGTCCTGCCCACGACTGAACGAGGCCGATACCTGATTTTTAATCAGGTCTTCAAATCCGTTTGAGTGCAACCACTCAAACGCCTCAGTTGTGCGTTCCTTCGGGATAGATGCCCCGTAGAACGTCGATACCGATACTTCGCTGCCATCAGCCATGCGGAGTTTAGTCAACCCATTCTCCGCAAGAGCCGCAGGGAGTAGGTCATCGGAGATCGCAGTCAGACGCTTCTTTTCTGCTGCCAGTTCCTCTTCCAAATCAGCAACGCGCCTCTCCAACAGGAGTTGCTGACGTACCAATAAGGATACTTGTGAAAGACCCCTGTCGTCTACGGACTGTAGAGCGAGGGCCGCATCTTCAAAATCATTCATCGAATGCTCCAATTTCTATTTCTAACGAAACCGAATAGTACGTCTCCCGAAGTCGATCCCACTTCAGTATCTTAATATTGCCGTGATTGTTTAACAAGGCAATGGCGAAAGAAATACCGATAGCAGCCGGATCTCCGGACAACAGTAGGTAGTCGTCATCGCCAAACTTAGCAAGAACGCTCTCTATCTTATCCACCAGTTCTGTTTTTTTATCGGAGTCGGTAATCTGCTCTTCGGCTGCAAGAATGATTTCCAAGGAGCCAAATGCAATGGCGTCGGTCAAATCCTTGCCGCGTAATTCTTGTGTAATGAAGACTGTCATCATACCCTTTCTAAGTTCGCTTTCTACCTTTCGACAATACGAATCACTTGTGAACTTGTCAATAGGGTGATTGATATAATTGACAGGCAATGTTAAAGGTCGGAGGTCAAAGGGCAGAGGAGAAAGAGCCAATGAACAATTACGAATTCAAATTCACCCCATACAAACATCAGATGATTGCTCTGGATATGAGCAAAAACAAGGATAATTTCGCGCTGTTCTGCGAGATGGGGACGGGTAAGTCCAAGATACTCATAGATACAATGTGTATGCTTCGGGATGCGGGTGACATTAACGGTGCGCTGATCGTCGCTCCGAAAGGTGTTTATAAGAACTGGGAGCGCAGTGAACTCCCCACCCATATGCCTGACCGCTACGTGGATACCACAGACATAGTTGCGTGGAGTCCGAAGGAAACCAAAGCGCAGTTGGCGGCACTGAGCGTTCTTCTAAAGAAGGACGGGCGGTTCAAACTCCTTGTAATGAATGTCGAAGCGTTCTCGACCTTGAAGGGAACTGAGTTCGCCACGAAGTTTATGAAGGCGAACAAGTGTCTGATGGCGGTGGACGAAAGCACGACGATCAAGAACAGAACAGCCAAGCGAACCAAGAACATCGTGAAGGTTGGCGATCTGGCAGAGTACCGCCGCATTCTGACAGGCTCTCCTGTGACGAAATCTCCGATGGACCTGTACTCACAGTGTGCCTTCCTTGATCCAAGGCTGATCGGGTTTAACTCGTTCTTTGCATTCCAAGCGCGATACGCAAAGATGGTGCGTCGAACAATGGGAGCGCACAGCTTCAATCAGATCGTCGGGTATCAAAACTTAGAGGAGTTATCCACCCGACTGGATAATTTTAGCTATCGCGTTCTGAAAAAGGATTGTCTCGACCTTCCGGAGAAGGTGTACATCAAGCGTACCGTCGAACTCTGTCCGGAACAGGCCGTCCTCTATCGGCAGATGAAGGACATGTCGATTGCGCTTTTGCAAAACAAAGGGATGGTGACAGCCCAGAACGTGCTGACACAGCTTCTGCGGTTGCAACAGATTTGTTCGGGCTTTATCAAGAATGACGACGGCGAGATCAAACGCTTCGAGTCAAACAAGATCAAAGAACTGATGGAGACTGTCGAGGAGATCGACGGGAAGGCGATTATCTGGGCGGTGTTTACGGACGACATCTTGGCGATCACCAAAGCACTCAAGGAAGAGTACGGTCCTGACTCCGCTGCTGCGTACTACGGCGCGACCGAAGCTGACGAGAGACAGAACATCGTCGATAAGTTCCAACAGCCAGACAGCAAATTACGCTTCTTTGTTGGACAGCCGCGTACTGGTGGGTATGGCCTGACGCTGACAGAAGCCCGCACCGTGATCTACCTGAACAATGTCTTTGATCTGGAGGTTCGTCTTCAGAGCGAGGACCGAGCCCACCGTATCGGACAGAAGAATACTGTCACCTACATCGACATTGTTGCCGAGGGAACGGTGGACGAGAAAATCCTCAAGGCGTTGCGAGACAAGATTGATGTCGCAACGCTGATCTTGAAAGAAGAATATAAGGACTGGTTGATTTAACCGAGAGCCTTCTGGTACGCATTAGCCAGTTTCATATCATACTGGTTTTTTGCGTACTGAGGTCCGTTGTACCCTTTTGCAAATGCGGCCCAGTCTTTGCTCT